GCCCGGCACCGGCACGGGGACCGCTTCAGGTTGTACCGCGCCCGGGTGCCGTGGGCCGGGGCAGGTTGGGCGAGGGCACCGCGGGGCACGGCCTCGACCGTACCGGCCCGGTATGACACCGAACGGGGATGAGGGCCCGGCAACGACGGGACCGGCACCGCCGTCCCGGCGCGCTCCCGGGCCCGGCGTACCGCCGTGCGGGCCTCCTCGATGGCCCGGCCCCGTAGGTCGAACAGCTGATCCTGTGCCACGGCTGAAGCGTACGACGACCACCGAGCGTTACGTCAACCACGATCGAACGATCGTTCGCCGCCCGCGCGCTTGTCCACATGCCTCTTGCTGGACCGCGCGACTACCCGGCCCTGTCTTCTCCCCTGTCTTCTCCTCTGTCTTCTCTCTGGAGAGGTGCCCCAGCACCTCACCCCCGAGGTGCCCCAGCACCTCACCCCCGAGGTGCCCCAGCACCTCACCCCCCCGGCCGCTTGGGGACGACCCGGCGGTCGTCGAGGGGGGCGGCCATGCCCGGGATGACGTACACGAACCCGCTACCGACGGCGGTGGTGACCGGCCGGCGCCAGAGCAACATCGCGGCCTCGAGCTGGCGGGCATCGGTGTTGACGTTGTCCTTGCCGCGGCCCATCTCAGCGGCCAGGGCGCCGAGGGTGATCACATCGGGGTGCACCTCGCCGTACTGGTTCGCGTGGGCGCATAGCCACCACATGAGCTCGCGGTGGCGGGCTTGGAACGAGTGTGAGCGGCCATCGCGGCCTCGGTAGGTGCCGGCCCGTACGGCCTCGGCCACGGCGCGCATGCGGGCCTGGGGGACGCGATGGTTGTTCTCGCCGAGCTTGAGTTGCTCCGCGGTGGGCAACGGGTCGGGGGCGGCGCCGCCGGCGTGGACGGTCAGATGGGCGCGGCGTCTAGAATGCACGCGAGGTCTCCTGCTTTCGTAGGGATGCGCTAGCTGGGACTGATCTGGCCGACCCGGGGCCGAGGGAGGGTGCAATTCCCCTCGGTGCCGGGTCGGTGCGCGTGTGGCGCGCGGTGGTCATCCTGGCACGGTAGTTGCATGGTGTTACACCGTGCTGGCCCGGGGTGAACCCCGATGCTGAAGCGGTTCTGAGATTCGCTACCGTCGCCGGAATGGCCGACGCCGCGGATCCGGTTCGTCGGCCCGAGGGCGTCGAGCACGGTGCGCATGTAGGTCGCCACCCAGCTCGTCAATCGCCTCGAGCTGGCCGAGGACCGCCGGGCCGAGGCGGAGGCGATCTCCGACGAGCTCGACGACATCTGGGCGGTGATCACCAATCTCACGGTGCGGGTGGGTGAGGCGTTCGAGCGGGGGATCGCCCGCCTCGAGGCCGAGGCGAACTCCGACGATGGATGACCCGTTCGTTCTGCTCACCGACGGCGTCGACGAGGTCCTCCTGGTGACGGAGTCGGCCGAGGAGATCGTCGCGCTGGTCGAGCAGGCGCACCGGTGGGAGACCGTCAACCGCCCATAACCTTTCTTACGTCAAGCGTGGCCAAGCAACGACCGCGATCGGCGTTCTATCATGCGGTGCGCCCGCGACCCGGGCCCGGTGGCAGCGGCGCTAGTCGCCCCCGAACGCCTCGACGACGTTGGTACCGAGGGTGCCCTCGACCGGGATCGGCGTCACCACGCTCGCCCGGCGCAGGGCGTCGGCGTCGAGGGGCGCCCGGCCGATGATGGCGGCCAGCTCGATGAGGGCCGAGCCGAACGCGGCGACGGCCTCGGGGGTCCCGAAGAAGCGCACCATGGTCCGGGCCGAGGCCGGCGCTGCCAGGAGATCGACGACGAGCTCGATGCCGGCGTTCGAGTCCTCGGAGATGGCCATGCGCCCGTCGAGGGCCACCACCGCGCCGGGGGCGTCCTCGGGCGTGTAGCGGGTGGCGATGCGCCGGGGTGAGTCGAGGAACACCGCCGGCGTGTTCGAAATCGACGTCATTGTCCGGCCTCCGCCTCGAGGGCCTGGGCGACCAGGCGGCGCATGAGGGCCGAGGTGTCGGTGTCGAGGTCGAGGGCGAGCTGGCGGAACGCCCGGTGCTGATCGACGGGGAGGTCGACGGTGAGCCGCCGGGTGGACTTGGCGACGGCGGGCATGTCGGGGCGGGCCAGCGCCGCGGCGGCCACGGTGCGCCGGGCGCTCATGCCCGCACCCCGGTGGTCTCGGCCAGCATGGCGAGCACGGCGGTGGCGAGCGGTTCGTACTCGACCAACACGACGGGCGATCCGAACGCGTCCTCGACCGCGGCCCGCTCCGGTATGGCGAGCTCGAGCGGCAGGACCGATCCGCCGGTCCCGTAGGTGACGGTGCCGAGGGCCTCGGCGATCGCCTCGGCGCCACCCCGCCGGCGCAGGTCGACCCGGGTCAGGGCCAGCACCCAGCGAAGATCGCGCCGCGCCTCCTCGGCGGCGACGGCCACCATCAAATCCTCGAGGCGGTCGAGGTCGGCCAGGGACGGGGGCGAGGGGATCACGAGCAGGTCGGCGACGGCGATGGCCGAGGCCAGGGTGGGCCCCACGCGGGCGCCGCCGGTCGGGTCATGCGGACAGTCGACGACCACGAGGTCGTACCCGGTGGCGAGGCCGGGGAGGCGCCGGGGCAGGTCGGGGTGGTGGTGGGCGATGACGGGGACCATGGCGTGGGGCCAGTCCTCGGCCCTCGTGGCCCAGGAGAGGGCGGAGCGGCCGGGGTCGGCGTCGACGAGCAGGGTGCGGTTCCCGGCCCCGCCGGCGTGTAGTGCGAGCTGCACTGCCGTGGTCGTTTTCCCGACGCCGCCCTTGACGTTCCCGCACACGATCACCGGTGGTGACATTGCTGACCTCCGTAGTTCAGTGGTTACTGAGGTCAGTATGTCAGCACTTCAGAGCGTCGGGTAGGAGTAGAGGACCTCGCGCTCGTCGGGGGTGAGGGTGCCCACGTCGATGGCCGCCGGGCACGCCGCGGGGGGGTTCTCCGGTTTCTGGGGGGCGAGCATGCCCGTGCGCTGGGCGAGGGTGACCTCGGCGGGCGAGCCCATCACATAGCGGCGGGGCCCGCCGTCGGTCATGACCACGGTGAACTGGCCGTTGTCGTCGGTGAAGAGGACCCTCGGCGTCGAGTGGGTGGCGAACTTGCTGACGAGGCTGTTCGAGAGGATCACTCTCATCTGGTTCCAGTCGTCCTCGGTCATCTCATCTCCTCCTCCGGGTGGGGGGTAGCCGAGCAGCGGGGCGCGGTCGAGGTAGCCGGTCGGGTCGATCCGGGCGCCGTTGTCCCACAGCTCGAGGTGGGCGTGGCTCCCCGTGCTGGCGCCGGTCGAGCCGATGTAGGCGATGACCTGCCCGGCGTCGACCCACCCGCCCCGCACGGCGTAGTCGGCGTGGTGGAACGACTTGAACCGGTCGGGCCCGTTGTCGACCCACAGCCAGTTCCCGGCGCCGCCGGCCTCGTAGCCGGTGGTGACGTTGCCGTCGTAGGGGGCGACGAGGGGGACACCGTAGGGGGCGCCGTAGTCGACCCCGCCGTGGAAGCTCGACGCCGCGCCGGTGATCGGGTCGATGCGTTGCCCGTAGCCCGACGTCTTCGGGTACGACTCGAGGAGCGGGAACCAGGTGAGCTCACGCATACGGATCTCCGTATCTACTGATCTGCTGAACCGTCCTGACCTGGGCCGGTTCCGGTTTCGTCACCGCGGTCGGGGTCGCCCCACCACAGTCGCACCTCGAGGCGGAGGCCGCCGCGGCGGTGGCGCCACACGGCGACGGCGACGGCCAGGGCGACGAGGCCGAGCGCGACCGCGCTGGCGGGGTCCACCTCATGTCGCCCTCGTGATCCGGATGAACGCCGGTTGATACTGGCCGAGGCCACCGGTGGAAGCGGCGACGGTGCCGGTGCCACCGGAGACAGTGGCGGCGAAGCTGTAGGTGTGGGCGCCGGCGGTCGGGGTGATGCGTCGTTGGGCGTAGCCGGGCAGGGCGAGCTGGGCGGCGGCGGGGTTGATGATCATCGCCATGCGCCCGATCGAGGCGCCGTCCTGGTAGAGCCAGAGCTGCACCAGGGCACCGGCGGCCGAGGCCGGGATGATCGCCGGGCTGAACAGTTCGATCACCGCCGCGGTCGTCCCGTCGAAGGTGACGGCGGGGGCGGCGACAACGAGGTCCGCGCTGGCCTCGGCGGTGGAGGTGACCGATTTCGAGGCGGTGATCTGGGCGTAGGCCAGTTCCCGGGCGGGGGTGATCGGCGCCCAGGCGGTGCCCGTCCAGTACTCGACCACGCCGGGGGCGTCGTCGCGGGTGGTCAACTGGCCGACGATGGGGGCGGTCAACTGGGAGGTTCTCTGGGCGGCGGTGGTGAAGCGCATCACGACGTGGTCGGCGACGAGGTTCCCCCACGTGGAGGCGACGACCTGACCGGCGGCGACGTGGGGAACGAGAGGCATTCGAGGCTCCTTAGCGGTGGTCCCAGACCGAGGCGTCCCACACGGCGGTGTCCCAATGGGAGTAGCCCATGACCTGGGGGCCCGGGCTGCAGCGGACCGTCATCGTCCACTGGTCGAGCGTGATCGAATGGGCGATGCCGTCGACGGTGGCGAGGGCGTGGAGGACCTGACCGAACCGGGTGCGGGTGAGCTCGACCCGGGAACCGAGGTCGAGGGCGTGGGCGGCGGCGTAGAACACCTCGTCATCGGTCGGCACCCCGTCGATGGGGGTGATGGCCAACTCGGCGCCGGCGAGCCGATCCAGCATCCCCCTCGCGATGGCGAGGGAGGTGGCGTCGCCGCCCTGGTGGATGAGGTCGAACCGCTGCGTGGAGCGCACCCCGTGGCGGGCGATGCTGGCCGGATCCGACACGGTCTGGGCCGTCCCCCCGGCGGCGGCCACCGCGACCACGTTCTTCACGGTGTCCCTCGAGGCCTTGATCGTGAAGGAGATGGGGCAGAGGTCGGTGCCCGTGTCGCTGAACCGGGCGGCGGGTTCGGTGAACTCGGGGGCCTCGAGCCCGGGCGGGTCCACATACCGGAGCGTCCCGGCCTTGGTGGCGTAGAACACCCCGCCGTCCGAGTCGGCGGTGAGCCAGGCCTCCTCGAGCGCGCCCTTCGCCAACGTCGTCGCCTGCAACCCGACGGTCCCGCCGGCGAACGAGCGGTCGACCAGGGCGGGCACCCCGGCGGCGTTGGCGATCCGGGCGAGACGGGCGCCCGCTTTCTCACCGCCACCCTGGGAGGCCTGCTCGAATCCGTTGGCGTCGCCCAGGAAAGAGAGGGCGTCGGTGGCGGTGACCTTCACGGTGGATTCGCCACCGTCGTCGGTTTCGGTGACGGTCCGCACCCACCCGGTGGCCAACGGTCCCTGCGCGGTCGCGACCCGTACGGGGATGTCGGGTCCGAAGACGGGGGCGCCGAGGTCGGCGCCGTTGCGGTCGACGGTGTTCCACGGGGAGTAGACCCCGGTGGGGTTGTCGAGGTCGAACGCCAGGGTGGCGGGGGCGGCGTGGCCGAGGGGATCCGACCGGCCCCGGGAGATGGACACGCCGGGGGTGTCGCAGGAGGCGTCGACGAAATTGTTGTAGTCGATGGCGTCCCAGGTGGCGGTGTCCCAGCGGGCCCGGTCCCACACGTCGCGGGCGGTCGGGAGGGCGAGGGTGAGGTGCACGAGGTCGGCGCCCAGCGCGGTGCCGGGGGCGGGCGGGGGGATCGGCGGCCAGGCGATCATCGGACGGCCACGGCGGTGGTGACGGGGGCGACGTTGCGTTCGAAGGTGGCGAGCTGGCGGGAGACGTCGTAGCCGTCGGTGCCCGGGGGCATCACGATCGTCAACGCCCCGAACGTCGAGAACCGGGGGATGTCCGGTACGTCGATCGAATGGCCGCCCATCCCCGGGATCCAATCCGGGAACGTGAAGCTGAGCTTGCCGATCGTGTTGTTCCAGAGATCCGAGATGGCGTTGAACGCCGCCTTGAACGGCTTGGTGATGATGTCGGCCACCCCGCCGAGGGCCTCCTTGATCCGGTCGCCGAAGCCGCCCATGAGGTCGCGCACGAAATCGACGCCCCGACCGACGGCGTCCTTGATCGCGCCCCACATGGTGACGAGCCCGTTGAACACGTCGATCGCCCGGCCGATCACCCACCCGATCGCCGCGAACCCCTTCCCGATGAAATCGGCCACGGTGCCCACGGCGGCGATGACCCACCCGATCACGGTCAGGACCTTGGTCCCCCAGTTCTCCCACCACCACTGGACGGCGTCGATCACGAACGCGGTGATGGCGGCGAACGCCTTGATCTCGGCGACGATCCACCGGACCCAGAACTGAAACACGTCGACGGCGACGTGGAGAATCGTGTCGCCCCACTGTTCCCAGAACGCCGAGATGTTGGCGAACACCTCGGCAAACGTGGCTTGCAGGTCGGCGAGGTCGGGCGCGATCTCCTCCATGATCTTGGGCCACTCCTCGGTGGCCCACGCGACGATGGCCTCCCCGGCGGGGATGACCTTGTCGGTGAACACCCCGGCCACCGCGCCCAGGATCGGCAGTAGTTGGGCGCCGGCGGATTCCTTGAGCTCGTCGAACGCGATCCCCGCCGCCTTCATGCCCCCGGCCGACGTGTCGGCGGCGGCCTCCCCGGCCCCGTGAAAGGTGTCGCGGGCTTTGGCGAGGGTGTCCTCGAGGGACATGGCGTTGCCGTCGGCGTCCTTGGTGGCGATCCCCAGCTTGGCCAGACCGGCGGTCGAACCGAGCGCCGCTTTGGACAGGGCGTCGGTGACCGTACCGAGGTCCTTACCGGACCCCGCCGAGATGTCGGTCGCGAGGGCCAGGAGGTCCTGGGCCTTCTGGGTGTCCCCGGTGGCGGTGGCCAGCTTGGCGAGCGCGGGGCGCAGCTCGTCGTCGGCCACCGCCGCCGATTTGGAAAGGGCGGTGATGTAGTTCTCGGCGCCGGCGACGGCCTCGTCGCTGGCGCCGGCGGCCTGTTTGAGCTGCTGGGCGAGCTGGCCGGCGGCGGCCTCGTCCTCCATGGCCGCCGACGCGAGGTCCCACCCGACGACGGCGATCCCCGCCACCGCCCCCGCGGCGATCGCCGCGGGGCCGGCGAGCCCGGCCAGGCTCGAGCCCATGGATTTGCCGGTGTCCCCGATGGACCTCTCGGCCTTGTCGCTGGCGCGTTCGAGGTCGCGGGTGTCGCCGGTGAACTTGACGGCGATATCCCGGTCGGCCACGTTCACACCTCCGCAGATCAGTAGGTCAGTAGGTCAGTAGGTCAGTCGGGGAGGTTGCCGCCGGCGGCCCATTTGGCGGCGAGGTCGTCGAGGGTGGCGATGTAGCGGCGGCGTAGTTCGGGGAGGTGGCGGCGCACGGTCGGCCAGAACCAGTAGCCGGTGCGGCCCTGCCACGGCGGGAACTGGCGGGTGGTGGGCCGGCGGCCGCCACCGAACTCGGCACCGAAGAACACGTCCCCGGCCGACACTTTGCGTTTGGGGCGGGTGGTGGGGCGGATCCGGCGGGAGCCACCGGCGACGATGACCGGCACCCGGTCGGAGCGGCGCTTGACGGAGGTGGCGGTGAGGTCGGCCTGGGCGCCGGCCATGGCCCCGGCCACGGTGAGGGCGGCGACCATGCGGTCGGCCTCGACGCCGGCGGCCTGGCGCAGTTCCTTGTTGGCGTCTTTCCCGTACTTGTTGAACGCCCGCAACGTCTCCTGCAGGCCCTCGACCTCGACGGTGACCTTCACCGCCGGCGTCCCTGGGCCTGGGCCTGGCGGGTGGCGTTGCGTTTGAGGACGGCGGCGGCGGTGGCGATCGAACGCGGATCCTCGTCCCACCAGTCGCGCGGCGCCGTGTTGGTGGCGATGGCGAGCTCGATCACGGTGCGCTCGACGGATCCGCGCCGGTAGGGCGGGCGACCGCTCCCTCGTCGCGCACCACCGCCCACGTCTCGCACCGGTCGAGGAACTCGTCCTGGGTGATCATCGGGTAGTCGGGGTGGTGGCGCAGGGCCTGCCAGGCAAAGTCGAACATGACCTGGTAGGACGCAACCCCCCCGGCGGTCATCTCCTCGTCGAGGCGGCCGCCGCCGCCGTAGGCGGCCCGGAGGCGCAGCACATCACCGGGGCGGTTCGTGACCCGGAACTCCTTGCCGTCGATGGTCACGTCGAACGTGAAGCTGAGGGACAGTTCGGTGGTCACGCCGGCGCCCCCGCATAGCTCGTCTCGTCGGCGCCCTCGTCGGCCTGGGCGTCGGCGGTGGCGGTGGTGGTGGTGATGGGCCCGAAGACGGGGGCGCCGTCGAGGCCCAACGTGAGGCTCGCCTCGGCGATCTCACCGGCGGTGCCACCGAACGCACCCGGTTTGCAGTGGATGGTGCCGGTGGCCTCGGTCGCCTCGAGCGGCCACACGATCGAAAAGTCGGCCAGCTCACCATCGTGTTCGATGAGGAACTGGCTCAGCCCGGGGTCGACGACGGGGGGCCCGGTGGCGCCCACCGCCCAGTTCTGATCCCACGTGAGCTCGAGCGACCACACCGTTTTCCCGGTCACGGTCTTCTGACCGCACAGTCGTTTGCGGATCTCCTCGGGGGTATCCGGCGTCAACGTGGCGGCGGTGACGTCGCAGGACACGTCGATCTCGGTGCCGGCCACGCTCAGGGTGAAGGTGACATCGTCGAAGTAGTTACCCATCGGGGGCCTCCCAGTCGAGGACAACGGTGAACACACCGGCGAGGAGCTCGACGCCGGCGATGGTGGTCGGGTCGACCAGACCGAGGGGACCGACCTGGCCGACCCCGGCGGCGCGCAGGCCCTTCACGGCGGCGAGGTACCCGGCGGCCAGCAGGCCGAGGGACGCCTCGAGCTCGTACCGGCCGGCCAGCAACTGCACCGCCCACCGGACCTCGGCCACCGGCCCGGCCCGCCGGTTCGGTACGACCCACGGATCGGCGGGGCGCATCACCACCGCCGGGGCGGCGGTCACCTCGGCCGGTGCCCCGTGGGCGGCGGTGACCGTGGCGGTCCCCGCGGCGAACGCCGAGCGGATCACCTCGAGGGCCTCGGCCGAGGTCACAACGCGATCCCGAACGAGCGGCGGTACTGGGCGAAGTAGTGGCGGACGTGGGCGAGGAGGTCCTCGGGGATGGCGACGCCGGTGAACGCGTCGCCGCCCACGACCCCGCCGGGCGAGGCGGGATCGTGGTAGACGCGGACCCCCAGCGCGGTGAGCCCGACGAGGGCGTCCTCACCGGAGGGAAGGACCGGCGGGAGCTCCTCGCCCTCGACGACGGTGTCGCCGTAGATGAACCACCGTACGAGCGCCACCGCCGCGCCGGCGGCCTCGGTCACCCTCGGTACCGGGGGCGCGGCGGGTAGGCCCAACACCGACGCGATGCGGGCGGCGACCACCGCGGTGACCTCGGCGTCGGTCATTTGCTCTTGGTGCTCGAGCGGGCGGTGAGGGGGGTGACGTTGGAGAGCAGGACGATGCCGGCGGGGATGAACGCGGCGAACGCGCCCATCCCCCAGATGGCGACGTCCTCGCCCAACTTGGGCACAACCGGGGCGGCGACCACGAACGGGCCGTCTTCCATCCACGCGCACGCCAACCCGTTCGACACGATCGCCGTGCCGGCGGCGAGGTCGGGGGCGTGGGTCACCTGCAGGCCGGAGATGTTGACGTCGAGCGTCGAGGCGGTGGCGGTGCCGGGGAGGTTCTGGGTGCCGTAGGGGGTCGGCATCATCGACGGCATCCCCCCGAACGCCAGGAAGACATCGGTGGCGGCGAGCACCCAGGAGGCCGGGGAACCGGTGGCGATCTGGACTTTCGAGGAGGCCTCGAAAACGGCGGCCTTCAACGCGGCGCCGTCGGGGTCCGCCGCGGCCACGTCGTAGTCGACGGTCTGCGCGCCGACCACGGTGGGGAGCGTGTCGCCCACCACGTTGTCGGTCACGACCCCGTACGCGAGATTCAGGATCCGGATGTAGGCGTCGCGGTAGGCGGGCGCCGACCGGCGGATCAACTGCCAGGACACGTCGCTGCCGCCGGCGTAGGTCTTGATCTGCGTCGAGGCTTTCTTGAAGCTCACCTTCACGGAGGTCACGTCGCCTTTCTCCGTGACCTGCTGGCCGACGAGGGCGTGGAGGTCCCCGTCGAAGTAGGGCCAATCCACCTCCATCCCCGATGGCGGGAGCGGGCGGGTGCCGATGGCGTTGATGACGGGGCGGCCCATGTCGATCACCCCGAAGATCTCCGTCAACCACGCCGGGGGCATGACCCCGGGGTTGTCGGTGGTGACCTGGTCGACGAACGCCCGGGCCATGGTCGTGCGGGCCCGGTGGGCGAGGTAGGCGTCGCGGAAAAGTTCGGGAAGCTCGTCGGAGCTCGAGGCGCGGGCGGCCTCGTAGAACTGGTAGGTCGAGGGGTACCGCGCGAGCGGGTGGGCCTGGGGGCGGGCCACGCCGCGGCCCATGATCCGGGCCACCTCCCGGCGGATCGCCGCCCGGGCGGCCACCGGCTGGCCGCCCTCGCCCTCGAGCCCGTCGCCCTCGCCCCGGGCGGCGGCGGGGTCCTCCTCCTCGTCGCCCTGGTCCTCGGGGTCCTCGTCGTCGGGGGGGTCGGTGGGGGCGGCGCGGACCTCGGTCACGACGGCGTCGGTGTAGGCGCCGCGTTGGGGGAGCGTGAGCACGGCGAGCCCGTCGAGCTGGGCGCCGGTCCGCACGAGCTCCGGCGCCGCTGGGGCCGTGTCGGTGAACTCGACCGAGAACGTCGCCCCCACCGTGCGGGCCAGGGCCCGGAGCTCCGCGGCGGCGGGCACCTCGGCGAGGACGACCCGCCCGTAGAGCCCGTCGGCCCGGGCCTCGACGTCGTCCAATCGGCCGACGAGGGGACCGCGCTCGATACCCCGCGGCGTGACCCGGTGCCCGGCGTACACGGGGATCACCCCGGCGGCCGGGGGGTGCAGGCCACCGGGGGCGAACGACTCCGTGTACGGGGCGCCGGCCTCGTCGCGCACCTCGGCCGGGGTGTCCCACGGGACGAGGCGCCCGTGCAGGGACCCGGCCTCGTCGACGACGGCGGGCGCCGGCGACCGGCGGGCGTGCACGGTCACGACCGGCGCCTCGGCCAACGCCCGGATACGGATATCCGTATCTGCGGAGGTGCTGAAGTGCTGAAGTGCTGAAGCCATCGGGGCCTCCTGGTCAGGCGCCGGGGACGGCGTCGGTGAGCGTGGTCGTCGAGGCCTCCGCCGGGGCGGCGGGGGCGGGAGCGGTCGGGGGGGCGGGCATGGGATCTAGGCCCTCGAGGTCACGGACCTCGTCCACGGTGAGCCACGGGGCACCGGCCAACGCCGCGGAGTAGGCCTCGACCCGCCCGGCGAGGTCGGCCCTCAGGAGCTCGGTGGTGTCGAACCGGGAGCGTTGGCCCTGGGGGGTGAGCTCGTCGAACGCGGCCTCGAACCGGTTGCAGTAGGCGCCCAGCCCGGTGGCCAACCACCGGCGCATCTCACCCTCGACCGTGCTGTAGGTGAGCGAGTCGCCGGAGGCGACGTTCACGAGGGACGGGGGCATGAGGAACGCCCGGGCGATCTCGGCGTTGGCGACGGCGATCGACTCGACGAGCTGCGCCTCGACCGCGCTCGAGCCGATGGCGGAGACCTTGCCGTCCTGGTCGATCACGCCCGGTTCGTGGCGGCCGCCCATCGACTCGAGCAACTGGCGCTTGATCTCCTGGGCCTGGCCCGGCGCGAGACGCTGGGCGACCTCGACGATCAACGACGGGTAGCCCGCGTGCCAAAACGAGCCGGCCATGGCGAACAGTTCGGCGAACAGCTCGAGCGCGACCGTGCACGCCGCCAGGGGCGCCTCGCCCAGCGACCCTCGGCGTTCGACCCGGTAGGGGATCCAGATGACGTCGAGGCCGGGGGTGAGCTCCTCGCCCAGATGCCACACGGTGTCGAGGTCGCCGGTGACGGGGTCCCACACGGCGGACGCGTCGCCCGGGTCGAGGACGCGCACGGCGGCGGGGAGGCCCGCGGCGGTCCATGCCGTCACCCGCAAGAAGCTGTACCCCCAGCGGGTGAGGTTGTTGGTGAGGCGGTGGAAGGTGAGCCAGCGGTACTCGTGCGGGTTGGGGCGCAGCGTGAGGGTCGGCTGGCGGGGGAGCGGCCGGCGGCCCCGCAGCGTGATGAGCGGCAACTGGCCGAGCGTGTCGGCCAGCAGGCCCCGGCACGCGACCACGACCGGGAGGGCGTAGGGGTCGAGGACGTCGCCCGCGGCGCGCTGGGCGATCACGGCGGCGAGGGCGGCCTCGATCGGCGAGGCGGCGGCCGGGGCCGGGCCGGTCGGCGTTGGCCGACCCGGCGCGCCCGGGCCGGGCGACGGTGGCGGGGGCAGGCCTCGGAGGTGGCGGCGGCGGGGGCGGGCCATTGCCCTCGCACCGTGATGTAACCCTCAGGTCCCGTCCAGTACCCGCCGAGGTGCCCGGATGAGGGATCGCCCGCACTCGACCCCCGGCGCCCGCTACGGGCCCTCCGTAACACAACCGGATGTTATGGGATCCACTAGGTGACGGTGGGAGGGGTGCGGGTGCTGTCCGTGTAGGCCCAGGCGGCCAACGCCCCGGCCAGCATCGGCAACACCTCGGGCTGGCGGCGGTCGTACAGCCAACCCCCGCCGGCCCCGCGGCGGCGGGCGGCGGCCACGGCGGTGGTGAGGCGGTCGTCGTCGCGGTGGGCGACGGCCCCGGCGAGGACCCGGTCGTGCCAGGCACCGGAGGCGGCGGCGACGTCGCGGGTGTTGAGCGGGGTGGTGGGGGCGGTGAGCTCGTCGAGCATGCGCCTCGAGGCGGCCACGGGCCCACCGGCGTCCCAGGCCACGGCGAGGGGGTGATGGTCGGAGCAGAGCTGGGCGAGGCGCTCGTCGAGCCAGGGCCCGTGCGGCCGGTCGTCGACGACCTCGACCACCAGGCGCCCGTCCGGGCCGGCGCCGGCGGCGGCGATCACGGTGCGGTCCCGCTCGAGCGAGGTCTCGACGGCGAACGCCGGCCACCCCGCAATCCCGGCGTGCTCGTCGGTCGAGGCGGCCCAGGCGTCGACGAGGGCGGCGTCGACCCGCGCCTCGGGCCACACGCCGAGGTACTCCGACGCGAACGTGTCGGGGGTCATGAGGGCGTGGTCGGTGCGGAGGGCGTCGAGGTTCACGTGGTGACCGAGGCCCGGGTGCGCCGCCCACCACGTGGCCTCGTCGTCGAGGTCGGCGCCGTCGGGGGCGCCGTACTCGACGTAACAGATTCCGGTGTCACGGTTCTCCTCGACGGCCTGGCGGCCGGCGTCGCGCCACCGGATGAGCCATTCACTGTCGGAGTCGCCGCTCGAGGACGTGACCCAGAACTGGCCGCCCGCGCCCGTGGCCAGGGTCGGGAGGGCGCCGGCCTCGACGGCCAGGCCCTGGCCGAGCGTGAACTCGCGGGCCTCGTCGACCATGACCAAATTCGCGGCGAGCGAGCGCATGGCGTCCCCGTCCGGTGGGAGCAGGCGCAGCGCGCTCCTCGTGTGGCGCCACGTCATGGATTCGGAGCCGTTGGCCCGGCGGGTGGCGATGAACCGGGCGAGGGCCGACTCGTCGACCCAGGGGAGCCAGTCGTCGCGCCACATGGCCGCGGCGGTCTCCCGGCGGTGGGAGGCGTAGCAGGCCCGCCGGCCCCGGCCCCGCCGGCCGGCGTCGAGGCCCTCGGCCAGCAGGAGCACGGACTTGCCGGCGCGGCGCGGGGCGATGACCCCGACGCGGCTGTACGCGAGGCGCCCGTCGGGGAGGACCTCACCGGCGACGTCGGCGAGGGCGCGTTGCCAGGGGGTGAGGGGCCGGCCGAGGATCGCCGCGATCCTCGCGACGCCGGGGCCGCGGGTGGGCCGTTCAGGTCTCCGGGGAGTCGAGGTCCTCGGCGAACAGGTCGGCGAGGTCCGCGAGGTCGTCGCCGGGGTCACGGTTCACCAGGGCGTCGAGGACTCCGTGGTAGCGGGCGATGAGCGTGGCCCTCGTGTAGCGGGATTCGTCGGTGTCCCGGCACGCCGCGTCGAGCTCGTCGGCCGCCACCCGGGCCAGCGCGAGGAGTCCCGCGTCGATCGCTTCGAGTCGGCCCGTATCCCGCATGGCTCGAACGGTTTCGTCCAATCCTCGACGGATTCGACCGGTTCTGCGCCGTGTGGCGGTGCCTGGGAGGCGTAGCTGGCCGGTCATGTAACAGAGTGCTCAGGGTCGCGGTGTGGTGGCGGAGAGAGATTTTCGAC